ATTGTGGCTCCTACTCTGCGCCAGAGCATGATCATGGCGGATCGCATCCAAGACTTTCTTGCAGGCTTGCCGAAAGATAAGAGATCAGCGCTTGTTGAGAAGTTTCAGCGCACAACCGTTGGCTTTTGTAATGGCAGCCGTATAGTTGCTTTGCCTAATAGTCCGCAGTTGCTTCGTGGCTATACGGCAGCTCAGGTTATCACTGATGAATCAGGATTCTTCAAGGATGATAAGCTCGTTTTTTATAACGTGCTTTATCCTATGCTGTCAACAACAGATGGTACATTAATCGCAAGCAGCACGCCTTGGAGTAAAGATAGCGTTTTCTTCCGTATGTGCCAAGCGCCAGAATTCAGTAAGCATTTTATAACATGTGAGGATGTTGTCCGGAGTGGTTTGGTTAAGCAGAGTTTTATTGATGAGATGCGAAGTCAGTTACCGTTTGAGCGTTTTCAGCGAGAGTTCATGTCTGAATTCGTAGAAGAGATTGATGCATGGCTAACGCAGAGCCTTATCGTCAGTTGCATCGACAGTCAACTAGTGTCTTACGATTTTCAAGCCCAGCTGAAAGGTGATTTTTATGTGGGCGTTGATTTTGGCAAGGAACAAGATTTCAGCGTTGTGCTAGTGGTTGAGAAGCAAGGATCCGTACTGCGAGTAGTACATTTTCACCGTTTTCCGTTACACACGGAGTATGCTAGCGTCATAGGTTATATCAAGAGTTTACAGGATCGCTGGAAAATAATCCGAGCAGTATATTCTGACATCACAGGAGTTGGAAACTATATTGTTGAGGATATGGTTCGTAGTGGGATCCAAGGCGTAACTGGAGTAAACTTCACAGTTAAGTCTAAAGAGGAGATGGCGACGATTCTGAGGGAAAAGATGCGCAGTGGCGAAGTAAAAATCCCCTATGTCCCGACAAGAAAGCTGGACGATATTGATCTAACGTCTGAATTGAACATTGAAAAGTTTGAGCTCATGAAGACTGGGCACTTGCGCTTTAGTCATCCTGAAGGTGGCCATGATGACGTGTTTTGGAGTATTGCACTCGGTGTTTATAGTGCTGTCCAGTCTCCGTTGCCTGGTAGGGGCGCGGTTTTGCTTCCGCATTAATCAAAATTGGAGGCGAGAATAGATGAAATTGTTAGAAAATCAATGTAAGAAATGGAATGATCGATTGGCTGCTTTGCCTGAGTGGATGCAGGAGATTTTCCTTGAGGACCTATCCGATACTATTGAGAATAGATTTGTGGTCTTTGAGGCTCTAGCCAAAAAAAACGCCGGTAAAACAGAGGCTGACAATAAGTAATGAGTTCTGATGCGGAAAAAAAACAGGTAGATGTCGTTAATCAGCGAAGCCGCGAATTGGCTCAAAGATTCCGCGCTCAACGTAATGTGCCGCCGCAGGTTAGCAGGCAACAAATTCGTGAGGAGATTCCAGTTACATGGGAAAAAGACGCTAATTTGCTGGGTTATATTAACAAGTATATGCTGAAAGGGTCTGGTGCAGGCTTTGTTGTTCCGCCTTACACGGCCTATTGGGAGCGCCTCTGGGGCGCTGTACCCATTGAGGATCTGCCGAAGTATAAGGATCTCTACAATTTTACTCCATACATTAAAGCAGCTATCGACTGCACTATTAACTTGGGCATAAGTAACGGTTTTGAGTTGGAAGGCGGCGACGATGCCGTTCGCGAATGGCTTAGTAATTGGCTTGATGAACAGAACATTCTTGAGACATTGCGTGTGGTTGCGACGGATATGCTGGATTTCGGCAACGCTTTCTTGGAGATTTGTCGAGATGAAGCCACTGGCGATATCGCATGGCTTAAACCGCTAGATCCTGTACAAATGCGCGTTCGCCGCAACGAATACGGCGAAGTTTTCGGGTATATTCAACTATTAACGTTTCCCCCAGTAGTTTTTGAAGCTCAAGACATAATTCATTTTCGCTGGGGCGCTAAGTCCTGGTGGTACGAATTCAATTACGGCATAAGTTTGCTTAGGCCTCTGCTTAAGATTCAAGCGTTAATTAACCAGTTTGAAGACGATATGTCAGTTGTCGTTCATACTTACGCAAAGCCGATGCTTGTGATTAAAGCAGGAACTCCTGAGAGACCTTTTAGTGATGCTCAACTTCAAACGTTAATGGAGGTTTTTCGTGATCGTAAACCTGCGACGGATATGTTTGTGCGTGGAGACGTTGCAGTTGATGTCGTTCAAAGTATGACTAAAGACGTTAATCTGCAGTGGTGGCTCGACTACCTCTACAAGCAGCGGGAAGCTGTCCTTGGCGTTCCCAAGATTTTTCTCGGGGAAAGTGAGGGAACAAATCGTGCAACTGCTGAAACTGTCATGCAGGAGTTTGTTACCCGGTTGCGGATGATGCAGGAGATCCTCAGCGATATCCTGGAGACTGACTTGTTCAAGCAGCTGATCGAGCATCAATTCGGAGAAAGCGTTGAAGTGCCTGAGATTAAGTGGAAGCCGATTTGGGAGCCAACAGTTGAGGATAAAGCGAAGTTTCTTGTCGGGTTAGTTCAACAAGGCATAGTTACTCCTGTTGAAGCGCGTATGCAATTGGGTCTTCCGGTTAAGCCTGAAGATGGAACGTTGCCTAAGCAGCCTGCAGAGGTCCAGGAGCCGGGTAAAGGTGGCGGCGCTGCAGCTGGGCAGTTTGGTAGTCAAATGCTTGTCCGTAAGGATGGCCAGGAATATATTGTCTCAAAACTTAAGCCGAAACCAAGTGTTTCTTGAAGCAGTTGATGTCGTTGAAGCTATAGAAGTATTTAGGGCTGCTGTGGTTGATCCAAGGATCCGGTATACTGTTTGGGGTTATGTTACTGAAGGGTTGGCTCCTAGCCCGAACATGTGCGATGATTGTGATGATCAGAACTGCGACGAGTTTGAGCTGGAAGACCCCGATGATCTCCTAGATATGTTTCCCTATGGCGAATGGCTTGATGATGATACTTTCGCGGTTAACCTGCATCCGAATTGTCATTGTACAATTATCAGAGAGGAAGATGTGTATTGGTAACTGGATTTAGGTTTGAAAAGCTATGCCTAGAATTGATGAAGACAAATCAGTTTGGAGATATCGTTATCGTAGCATAACTGAGTTTGATAAGCTAAAGGTTAACGATGTTGAACGGGGCGTGAAGGTTACACTTGGAAGATTTAAAGGTACATATCGCTGGGGAATTCTTAATTTTATATTTGAGAAAGAACGGTTTAAGACGTGTGAGCAAATCAGTGGCTGGATTGAGCAGCACGTGAAAACTGAGACTCGCACAGCTATGGATCATAAAGTATGGAATGAATACCGTAAAATGCTTTTTCAACTTTACATGGAAATATCCCACATTTCATAGTAATTGGTGATAAAAAATGAGTTTTAAAGCAGACGTTTGGACAACAGCATACATAAATGATTTACCAGATTCAGCCTTTGCAGTTATTGAACCTGGCGGGAAAAAGGATAGTGAAGGTAAAACTGTGCCGAGTAGCCTAAGGCATTTGCCATATAAGGGTAAGTCTGGCAAAGTTGATTTGCCTCATTTGCGCAATGCGTTAGCGCGGTTAAGCCAAACTAAAATAAGTCCGGAATTGAAAGAGAAGGCGCGTGTGAAGCTGGTTAACGCTGCTAAGGATGCTGGCGTCGAAACAAGTTTAGATGAAAAGAAAAGTATGCTCAGCGACATTAACGCTTTCCGCGCTTACCAAGAAGAATTTTATCGAATGCTCGGCAAAAAGGTCATGGTGATTTAAGTGCAGCTTCATTATTTTGTGCCTTTTAAGGCTCAGGAAGGCGTTTCTGAAGCTTTAGCGCTGAAGGAAAAGCTCATAAATATTGAGGGTATCGCTGTCGATACGAGCGTAAACGCAAATAAATGGCAGGTTTCTGAGAAAGATTTAGATGTGTTTACTCAGTCGCTGCTAGGCGTTCAGTTGCGTATGGATCATGCGGAAAGCGTGTTGATGGTTGTTGGTAAAGTCTCCGCGGCAAAACGCAACGGCACCCAAGTGTTTTTTACTGCTGAAGTTGGCGATGAAAAATTAATCGAGAAAATCCTTCGTAAATATGTAGATCACGTAAGCGTCCAAGTTGATAGTGACGACGTGGAGTGCAGCATGTGCAAAAAGCAGACGAGAAGTGAAGGCATGCTGATTCATCTTTGTCCTGGAGCTTGGGAAATCGTGCATAAACCTAAGGTCCGCGAATTAAGCGTTGTTGCAAGCCCGGCATATCAGAATACGGCTTTTAAGCCGGTAGGCTTCGGCGCCGCAATGGATCAGAATCAAAGTGAAGCCGAATTGCTTAACGCAAAAAACGTTTTAACCTTAAAAATTTGGAAAGCCCAAAAAACAGCACAGTTAGGCCAGTTAGCAGATTCCATAATTTCACAGTCATTTGTTCACACGAGTGATGATGAGGGTTCTAAACGAAAGTTGCAAGAACCTGAAAAGCAAAAAATGAAAGCAAGCAAGGAAGTGAAGCATATGTCTGAACTTAATGCTCAGAATAATGCTTCTTCAGATAAAACACATCAAGCAGCTATAGTAAATACGGGCGGCGGAGAGAAACCAGGCAAAGATGAAAGCTACGAAGACATAATGAGTCAGCTTGAGAAACTTAGTGAGGCAGTGAAGAGCTGCGGCGGCTCAGGAAATGAAATGGCTGATTTGAACAAGAAAGTTGATGATTTGACAGGTGAAGTAGCGAAGAGAGCTACTAAACGTAGTTTAAGCATGAAAATCAGCGCTTTACAGAAGCAACTACAGCAAGATGGCGACGACGATGACGATGACGCGGAAGCTGAAGGCGCCGAAGCGGAAGGCGCCGAAGCGGAAGGCGCCAAAGGTAAAAAGGGTAAAAAGAGCGAAGCATGCAAAAGTGAGGGTTCAAAAGCTGAAGGCAAAGCGCATGGTAAAGGCATCGTTGCAACTGATGAGTTAAAAAAAGATGCAGCTGCATCCGCGCTTAACTGCGAATGGTTCAAAGACTTGCTTAAAGCCAACAACAAAATGAAAGGAATGCAATAATGTCAGCAACAGGAGTTTTTGAAGGAACTACACCGCTTGTTTCAGATGAATACCTTGTTTCAGCTTTAGCAGGCTCAGCTATCACGATGGGGCAAGCTCTTGCCATTCAAACAACGTCAACCAGTTTTCCACCGACTGTTATACCGTGTGCAACAGCGAATGCGCCTAACTTTATGGGCTTCGCGCTGACAAGCCAACCAACCACTGGCGGACCTATAACTGTCGTATGCAGAGGCGTATGCAGGGCAATATCGGACGGTTCAGCAGCGATAACGGCAGGCGACCAAATAACGTGTTCAGCAACGGCAGGTCAGGTAAAAACTTTTGCTCCCACAACTGACGCAACCATAGGCGGAGACATAACAGCACCTTCAGGCGGAGGCGCTTGCACAGCTTCAGGCGTAGCAGCAATCATAAACGCTACACGAACAATCATAGGCAAAGCATTGACGCCAGCAGTCGCAACAGCAGGCACAATCTTCTATATACTTGTAAAATAAGAAAAGAGGATTGATTAGACATGGCATTTGTTGAATCGGCACTAACGTGGGTTGACTCAGGCGCAGTTGCATATCCAGCGCTGCATCAGAAAATCATCGAATTAACCATGCCGGCACTCGTTGTCAAAAAGCTGTTTCCAGAGTTTCCGTTAGTTCAGGGCAGAACCGCAACGTTTGTGAAGCAAAGCGGCAGCAGAGCAGCAG